TCTCTGATGCGATGCCTCTTGGTATCTCTGGTACTTTTAACTATATGCTTGTGTTCCAGGCAGAGCACAACATCCTGATGCACCCCTTCCATATGCTTGGTGTTGCTGGTGTCTTCGGTGGTTCTCTGTTTAGTGCGATGCACGGTTCGCTGGTAACTTCTTCTCTGGTTCGTGAAACCACTGAGAACGAGTCGCAGAATTATGGTTACAAGTTCGGTCAAGAAGAAGAGACTTATAACATTGTTGCTGCTCACGGTTACTTTGGTCGTCTTATCTTCCAATACGCATCGTTCAACAACTCTCGTTCACTCCACTTCTTCCTTGCTGCTTGGCCTGTAGTTGGCATCTGGTTCACTGCTCTTGGTGTTAGCACCATGGCATTCAACCTCAACGGTTTCAACTTCAACCAGTCCATCATCGACTCACAAGGTCGTGTGCTCAACACCTGGGCAGATGTTCTGAATCGTGCTGGTCTTGGGATGGAGGTAATGCACGAAAGGAACGCACACAATTTCCCTCTTGACCTTGCTGCTGCTGAGTCAACTCCTGTTGCTCTCACTGCTCCAGCAATCGGTTGAGTTAGTTACAACTAAATCCTTCGGGGTCTTCGGACCCCTTTTCTTTTCCACATTAATGTAAAGTTTTATTATGCCTGACATTGCTGAACTGCTGACTTATTATGTGATCGTCGCTGTTTTGTTTATTGGAGCTCCAGCAGTATTCTTCACTATTGTTTTTATGCCAGCACTAATGAATACCAAAGGTGCTGTGGTTGGATATAAAATTCACCGCGATTATGGTGACACTACAATCTACGATAAGGTAAAGTAAACTATGGTTTCATCTACGTTACAACAACCAATTACACAAAGGGGGTGGTTTGATGTTCTCGATGATTGGCTTAAGCGTGATAGGTTTGTTTTTGTCGGTTGGTCTGGCCTTCTCCTTTTCCCTACAGCTTATCTCGCTCTTGGCGGTTGGCTTACAGGAACCACCTTTGCTACCAGTTGGTACACCCACGGCATTGCGAGTTCATATTTGGAGGGGTGTAACTTTCTTACTGCTGCTGTTTCTACTCCTGCTGATGCTCTCGGACATTCTCTCTTACTCCTATGGGGTCCTGAAGCTCAGGGAGATTTCGTCCGCTGGGTCCAACTTGGGGGACTCTGGACTTTTGTGGCACTACACGGCGCTTTCAGCCTGATTGGTTTCATGCTTCGCCAGTTTGAGATTGCTAGATTGGTCGGAATCCGTCCTTATAACGCAATCGCATTCTCTGGTCCCATCGCTGTATTTGTCAGTGTCTTCCTGATGTATCCGTTGGGTCAATCCAGTTGGTTCTTCGCTCCATCCTTCGGTGTAGCAGCAATCTTCAGATTCCTTCTGTTTCTTCAGGGTTTTCACAATTGGACGCTCAACCCCTTTCATATGATGGGTGTAGCAGGTATTCTAGGCGGTGCTCTGCTATGTGCTATTCACGGTGCTACTGTGGAGAATACTCTCTATGAAGATGGAGAACAGGCAAATACCTTTAAGGCTTTTGAACCAACGCAAGAGGAGGAAACTTACTCGATGGTTACTGCTAACCGTTACTGGTCACAGATTTTCGGTATTGCTTTTAGTAACAAGCGTTGGCTTCATTTCTTTATGCTCTTTGTTCCCGTCATGGGTCTATGGACCTCTAGTATCGGTATCATTGGACTTGCTCTTAATCTTCGTGCTTACGACTTTGTATCTCAAGAGATTCGTGCTGCGGAAGACCCAGAATTTGAAACTTTCTACACGAAAAACATTCTTCTGAATGAAGGTCTTCGTGCTTGGATGGCTCCAGTAGACCAACCTCATGAGAACTTTGTGTTCCCAGAGGAAGTTCTACCGCGAGGCAACGCACTCTAAAAATAAATAGAAGGAGTTCTCTGAACTCCTTTTTTTATGCTTGGAATTCTTCTTTTCTTCATCTTCTTCGGGTTGTTTATGTTCTTCATGTCTTTGACAGACCACTATCATTATTGACAAAATAAATACCTACAAGTCGCAAGCACTTATGGGACCTCTCCAATCGCCTGAAGAATACTTGTTCAATCTACACGCAACAAGTCAATCAGAAGCAAAACGATTATGGAGAAAACAAATAAAAGAAAGTTGGGACCATAAATGTGCTTACTGTGGTTCGGAGGAAGATTTGACTCTGGACCATGTTATTCCACAATCAAAAGGTGGATTGGATATTACAAGGAATGTTGTATGTTGCTGTAAGTCTTGTAATCAATCTAAAGGACATGACCATTGGAAGTTGTGGTATGTTCAGCAAGATTTTTATTGTGAAGAAAAGTTTTACATCATAGAAGAGTGGATGAAACCACCCAAACCAACCAATCTTTTTGCTTATCGTCCAAGGAAAAATATTAGATACTAGCGATTTTATACATAAAGAGGTTGCTTTTTATAAATGAAAACCTTAACACTCACAGAAGACCAGGTAAAACTTCTGGCGGATGCTGTATGGATGCGTCAAAGATGTTTTATTGCTGGTGACAAAAGATTCAAAGAGTATGGTACAATGCTAGAAGATATCCTCGGAGACCTTGACTACACACCCTCAAGATATTGAAATGATTACTTCTGAGACACCTTACAAACTCGCAGAAATTATTAGAGATACTTTTCCAAACCTTTACAGACCAGCAAAAGAAACCTATAATACAAAGAGCCATAAGAAAAAGAATGTATGATTATTGGGTGGTGACAGACAAAACCACAGGTAGGGTAATCGCTCACTGTGGTGAAGAATATGACGCACTGTTGATGGTTAGTTTTGCTCCTGATAAGAGAACTTATCGAAAGCAAAAGTTTATTATGGACCAAGTGATTACAGTCACATCAACAACAGACAAACAACTTCCAGGACAACAAGGTTTGCCAGCAGCAAAAGAAGAACTACCACCAATAGAACTTCAACAACAGGTATGGCTTCCTGAAGGTCAAGGAATTCCAGTTAACGCTAAATAACTTTCAGTTTTATAACAATTATGAAGTTTACAGTTTATTCGAAAGACGGTTGCCCATATTGCACAAAGGTTCAACAGGTGCTAGAGTTAGCAGAACTACAGCACGTAGTTTATAAACTTGGTGTGGATTTTAGTCGTGAAGAATTCTATGCAGAATTTGGAACTGGCTCTACATTCCCTCAAGTGATTGTAGACGAAAAACATATTGGAGGTTGTACAGATACCGTTCAATATCTTAAGGAGCAAAACCTAGTTTAATGGATAACAATTTTCACGAAGTTTACAATGATGTTGAGAAAGCAATTGATTATGCTTTTAATGGACAATTTGTGTTGAAGTTTTATGATTATCTAAAAATTCGTGGAACAAAGAAAATTGAGGTTGATGAATTTATTCAAAGCGCAACGGCTAACGAAATTAGTAGTTTAGTAACAGACCTTGATGATTATCTTGAGGGTGGTTCCGATGAAGTTCATAAACAACTTCGTGAAGGATATGGGCATATTCCAAAGCCACAAGCAAGAAAAATTAGAAATTACCTTCATGGAATATTAGAGGATGCCCAAAAGTACAGTTATGACAAAAGACCAGGGCGACGCAAAAAGCAAACTAAATAAATCAGAACCCCAAATCAACAGGGGTGTTGAGTTATTACTACGCAATAGGAGGAGAAGATCAGAAAAACCAAAAACTTTTCAAGTGAAGTTTGGTAAAATGATCTCTCTCTTCCGCAGAGAGTTCCATTTCTTTATCGACTTTCACTTCGACATAAGGAAAAAATAAAACTCTCTGGAGAAGACAAATGCTAGCAGTAACTCTAACCATAGGAACATTGGTCTCAATCATGTTCTTTTTTGTAGGAGGAGTAGTAGGATGGTTGGCAAAAGAACACTTCTACCAAACTCAACCAGTTTATACACACCCAGAGATGTTTGATGTTAATGGGAATGTAATACCAGACGAAATTTTAGCAGTGAGATTTGAAAATGACTACGACTACGACGAAGACGAAGAAGACGACGACTGAAAAACCAATCGAAACTCTTCCTACAAATCCTTTTGTTTTTGAAATTTTAGAACTTGCTTCTAAACAAAGAAGCAACGCTAAGAAAGTTGAAGTTCTAAAAACTTATGAGCATGATTCTCTGAAGACCATTTTTATTTGGAACTTTGATGACACCGTTATCAGTCTTCTTCCTGAGGGAGATGTTCCTTATGCAAGTGCTGATGAGCAATCTGTTTACTCTGGAACTTTATCAGAGAATCTAGCAAAAGAGGCTGCTGGTGGGGAGTCTGCGACAGGACAAGACTTAAATGGTAGGGGTCGCACTTCTCTTCGCAGAGAGTATCAAAATCTATATCATTATGTTAAAGGTGGAAATAATACGCTGAGCACGATTCGTCGTGAGATGATGTTCATTAATTTACTTCAAGGTTTACATCCAAGAGAAGCAGAAGTATTAATTCTTACAAAAGATAAAATTTTGAACAATAAATACAAAATAAGTTTGGAAAATGTTAAAGAGGCATATCCCGACATTCAGTGGGGTGGTCGCTCATGACAGTAGTTGTTGGAGAAGATGTAAAAATGGCAGAATACTCAGAAAATCAAAAACTTGTTCTGCCACATGAATATGGATGTGAAATTCTTCTAGAAAAAACAACTCTCACTAAAGCAAAAGATTCTTCATTTCCAAGTGACGCATACTTAATTTGGTATATTGCCGATGGTGAAACTCATATTGATTTGACTCGATGTACAAAAAGAGTAAATCTATTTGACATGTATTATGATAAGTATGGTCCAGGAGCAGTTCAAAAAATTGATTTTGGATATGGACGAACTAATCCTA